GCCAGCTCTACGTCGGTAAGGTTTCCCTCACCTTCGAAGGCGGGAAGTTAAAACCCCGTGTCTTCGCAATGGTAGACTCGTTCACTCAATCGTTATTAAAACCTTATCACAGCTTCTTAATGCGGGTCCTAAGGGACATCAATGAAGACTGTACCTTTGACCATACTAAGGTAGTTGACATTGCGCAGAAAATGTATTCTAAGGGACATAAATTTTACGGCTTTGCCGACCTTAGCAATGCATCAGATGCAATTCCGAAAGAACTGTATAAAGACGCTGGTAACGATATTCGTTCTGGGCTAGGTGACGCTTGGGTTTCAATATTTGATAGAGACTTCAACGTTCCCCAGTCTGTTAAGGACTGTTGGGATTGGAATACAAATATACCATTCCAACCAACGGTTCGGTACAATACAGGACAACCAATGGGAGCATTGTCCTCTTGGCCAAAAATGGCCCTTGTACACCACCGTATAGTATGGACCGCTTTCGGATCTCGATTAAAATCACGAGGAAATTATCTACTCCTTGGCGATGATATCGTCATATTCGACGAGAAGGCCTACTATAAGTATTGTGATCTCTTAGAAGACTTGGCAATCCCGTATACCAGTAATGTTTCCACAGCTGGGTTCGAGTTTGCTAAACGAGTGTTCTTCTCCGGTAGGGAAATCACTGGAGCATATACAGCTGCCCTATGGGCCAGCCGGAATGCACCAGAGGTTTTCGCTATGGAATGGAGAACGCTCGCTTCCAGAGGTTACTCAAGTGGTAATGATCTGCATAACGACTTCCGGAAACTACTTAAAGTCTCGCGAAAGCGATTCGTTAATTGCAAACTTCTTATGACCGTACCTTACGGCACTGAAGTTTCGGTAGTATCTCTAGCGAAATTTGTACTAGAGAATACTGGCCGTAGCGACTGTTTCCTCTTACGAGGGAACACAGCACGGCTCGTAGAAGCCTCAAGGGCATTCCGGCAAGCCGCTTCTGTATTACTTCAACAATCTTTTCAGAAGTTGTTGGATGATTCGAAGCAAGCAGTACATAAAAATGCAGAGGCTTTTCGCGCTTCATTTTTAGAATCATCAGGGTTGGTTGATCAATTCACGCCGATCCTGCAAGTAGCAATTGACGAATACCTTAATGATAGTGTTTTACGCATCCGATATCTCGAAAGAGACCTTAAGATCACTTATCTTGGAGGCACCGTTATGAGGGACGGTCCGAACGGACCTACCCTACATATGGTTGCACCCCTTGATAAGATTTTGTTAAGGCCTAATTTGCCTCAGCTTCCACGTGAAATTGATTTTAAACAACGTGATAAGCATGAGATACAACTTAGGTTTCGGGCGGAACACCACATGGGTATAGTTAGA